CTTGTGTCTGCACCCGCAGACCCTCGGTGGAAAAGTCTTTGTCGGCAGGCTCACACTCGCAATGGTCCTGGTCGCGATTACAAAGGGTGCAGGTCACTTACGCCTCCTGGAATGGGCCTTCTTGCCGGGCGCCGGATGGTGCGCGCAGAGGCCGGGAACGCCGCGGTGCATCTTGGCAAGCTGGCCAATAAGCTGTGCCTCCTTGCGCTCGTGGGCGCTGTCCCGCTCCCCACGGGGAGGCTGCTTCGCCATCGGTCGCGCAGCTACTTCTTTTTCTTCTTCTTTTTCTCTTCGGCCATCTTGTGGAGCTTTTCGTCCCCCTTCTTGCCAGCCTTCTTCTCTTCCTCGTGACGGGTCTCAGGCTTCTTCGATTTGTGAGCCATGACGGCAGCCTCCTGTGGGTTAGTGCCGATCAACCTTATGAACAAACGCCACGATGTCGCAAGCGTTCAGAACGATCCGGGCGGCATCATTGCCAGAGCGGCGCCCACCAAGCCGGCGACGCCCAACGTCACGATCCCCAGCCCGATATATGAGTCTCGTCTTTCCGTAAGGCACCCCATGAAAAGCAAGCCGACGCCAATGAGCAGCGTCGAGGCGACCCCGAAGGCGGCCATCAGATCGTAGTACGTCATCAGTAGAAGGAACCCCGCAGCGGAAGGGATTGGGCATCTTCGGCGCGCACCGCATCGACCAGACCGGCGATCCGGCGCATCAGGTCCATACCGACCTTCGGGGGCAACGCCAACTTGACGGCCTCTGCCAACCCCAAAAGAAGGTCACGCTCCGCTTGGGTCATAGGGTGACGCCCCACCACTGCGCGTCCGTCCGTTCGTGCGTGGTCCAGCAGGTCGGACGAATAGGCTGCGCGGCCCCGTCAAACCGCACCAGGACCGCCTCTCTGGTGCGATGGGCCAAGATGATGTCGGAGCCCGCAATCATGTAGGCGTATTGGGTGCCGGTCGGCCACGTGTCCATAACCGCCTGTTGCTTGGGGGTCATGTCACCACATCCTCTCTCCCGCGATATAGTTGTCCTTATGGCGCGATCGGGGTGGGAAGGCAAGCCAGAATCAGAAAAGCCCCCGTTGCTCCGGAGGCTTCGTTTTCCCGTCGATTGGACAGTTAGGCAACGCAAAAATTACGGAGACCTATACGCCAGGTGTCCCGGCGATTCCGCGCCAATCTGACCAGTACGCCGAATAGCGCTGATAGCAGGCCGCTTTCGCGTTCTTCGTGTCGAAGTCGTTGTCCTGGTCAAAGCTGATTTTGTCGCGATCGAAGTACTGCAAGCCCCTCGGGATGTTTGTGCGGATGAACCACGCCGTCGTGGAGGTGAAGTAGTGGTTGACCTTGATGCCCTTGGGGAAGGCGTTGGTCGCGCGCAGCACGTTGATCGCGTTGTTGCTTGTGTCGTTCTGCAACACGGACCGGATGATGCGGTTGCTCTCGAACCAGAGCGCGGTCGGCACGTGAAGCGACTGCGGCAGGCAGGAGATCTTGAGGCCACGGTTGTTCACCGTGTTCATTAGCTGGATGCAGAGGTCTTCGACCGCCGCTTCCGAGATGTCAGCCGCGGTGGTCAACAGGTTGGACTGATTGCCAGACAGCGTCGGATGCGAAGCGCTCATCAGCGAAACGCCGTCCGCACCGAGGTAGGAGCCGCTGAAGCCGTTGTTGTAGATCGACGCCAGGATGTTCTCCTGGGTCTGGCGCATCGAGAAGGCGAGCTGCTGAGCGCGTCGTTTGGCGACCACCTCGTACAGATCGTCCCGCAGCTCTTCGTAGGTCACGATGTAGCCAAGAGCGTACGAGACGTGCGTGTAGCGGCTGACCGGCCCTTGGACCTCGGTATCATAGAAGATCTGGCTGCCCTGCGGCTTAACCGGCGCCAGGCCGAACCCGGTGATCTCGGGCTCTTCTTCGTACGCCTTGTCCGAGGTGTCGAGCTCGAACAAGTCCGGGTACTCGGGGACGTGCTCCATGTAGGAACGCCCCCACCAGGCTTTGATACCCGGCCATAAAGCTTTTGGATGCGACCCCGTAGTAATAATGGCCATGGTTGTATTCTCCCGCTAAGCCGAAGATGTGCGCCGACAGACCGATCAGATGCCGGTGCCCTGCGTCCACGGGTGATTGTTGATGTATGTCAGCCACTTGGCATTCGTGCCTATGGCGTTGTTCCCGCTCTGAAGGAGCTGGATGATACGCATCTGGTATGCCGCGGTGCCGATGTTGCTGGACTGAAGTTGCCACCCAGACTGACCGGTGTAGGTGCTCCCCGTGCCCGCCACGAGGGGGGCGTTCCGACCCGCCGCGCCGGAAGCGAGTGCGCCGCCGACGCTGTCTTCCTGGACCTCGTAGAGCAGCGTGGGATCGTCGCTGACGTAGATGTATGCGGCGGTCGATGCCGGGAGGTAAACCGAAGTGCCCTGCGTGATCCCGATCGTCGCGGTGCCAGCGCTGTTCGAGCGGCCCATGAAGGCGCCCAGAATGGCATACGTCAGCGAGGTATTGGTCGTGCCTGCGGATGCGATCTCGACGGTCTGCACGCCGTTCCCGTCACCAGAGTTGGTAATGAGAATGACCGGATCGCCAATGTAGAGAGCGGTCGCGTTGCCGACCGGGACGTAATAGGTGCGGACGGCGCCATTGTAGGGGGCGCCAGAACGGTAAGCCACCGGGATGATCCCGTTGGGAGAGTTGGCGTTCGCCATGAGCGGCGTGCCCCTATGTCAGAGGTTGGTGGGCGCCGGGCGGACGGAATGGGGGGCGGGTTAGTGCGCGATTGCTCCAACGCACGCGACTCTGCTCAGCATAGCCTGCCGGCTTGGTCGTTTGGGGCGTTGCTTCGCCCGCGTCGTCTTCAGATAAGGGGCTGAGGAAGCCTCACACGCCCTGAATGCGAATCCCTTGCTTGGGAACGTAGCGATTGTCTTCGGAACCCGGGCCGGCGCGACCATACTTGATGTCGCTCATAGCCTTGTCCCGTTCGGCCTGTGCTGCGGCCATGTCTTCCTGATACCACTCCATGGGAATTTCCATCAAGTAGGATCTGCGACCGCCCTGTTGGGTCTTGTCGGTGACAAGGGCCATCGGGACGCCCGGTTGCTCGGGATCCATGACGTGGGCGTAGCCGCCCTTCTTGGCCATCGCCACGCGGCCCGGATCGTCATTGACCCAGTACCGCCGAAAGCCGGGACGGTTCGGGAAGGCAAGTTTCTGGGCGTTCGCACCGAACCGGATGCGCTTGGCCGGCTCGGCTTTCCGGAGACCGGTCAGAAGGGGATCATCCAGGAGTGGCCGGGCGCGCATGTCGTCTGGGATCGGCTCTGGCATCGACGGTGCTGCTGGCAGGTCGGCGATGCCGCCATAGAGCGTCCGGGGGTCGATCTCGGTATGACGGCCAGAAAAGCCGGTCATCGACTGACCGTGCGCCGCGCGCTCCGCGGCGATACGACCGTCATTGATCTCGGCGGCCAGCAAATCACGAAGCGCCATGTTCAGCGGGTCCCGAACGGAGAAAAACCGTCAAGATAGACGGAATTGGAAAGACCGACAGGGGAGCCCGCTATTATAGTCAAGGCCCCCATTACCACCGCCTTTATCGCCCCGGGGTCCCCCATAGCAGGAAGGACACGAAGACCACTTGGGGCGCGCATGGAATGAGCGGTCTTGTCCAACACGCGGCACAACTCGTTGAGGTCTTCCTCTTCAACAGTAAGCATCCAATTAGCCCCTTCCGTCGTCTTGGAACTGCGACCAATAATCGGCTGCCCATTCCTCTTTCGTCAACGGCTTTCCCTTGCCATCAAGCATGCGGCTGTACTTCGCATAAGCGTCTTTGCTCTCCTTGGGGATCGCGTCGAAAGTAAAGCGGTTGCGAGGTTCGCGCCGCGGTCCGTCCGAAGGGGTGCTGGGGTCCACGTCGCCCACGTCTTCCTCGCGTCTGTTGCGTTGCCGCTGTGGTCGGCCATCGTCGCCCCCGCCGACCTCCTGGGGAAACACCCGACGCATCTGTGCTTCCACATCGCGAAGAGCGGCATCAAGATCAGCTCCCCTCTTCTCTGGGCCGCCCACACGGGCAAACGCCAGATCGGCGGCGCTTCTCAGCTCAGCCGATGTCATGTACCACGGATTGCGGCCATAGAAAGCCAACACCTCCGCAGGCACGGGGGCGGTCTGTGTCTGGGGCGCCGGGGCGACCTGGGGACGGGCAACCACCGGAGCGGGTGCTGTCTTGGCCAGTTCCTCGATCTCTGCGTCCTTGGCCTTGTAGGTCGCCGTGTCGCCCACCTCGACTGCCTTGTCGCGCTCGGCTTTCAGGTCACGAAGCGCCCGATCATACGCCCGCTTGTCCGCATTCCTGTGCATTTCGGTGATCTGAGCCACCGTCTGCACAGCCTCGTCCAGTTTACTCGATATCTGGCGGTTTTGACCTTCGAGGCGCCCGTAGCGCTCTTCCAAAGTCTTGTACCGCTCGGCGAGGATGGCCGGCGACTCCATCCGATCGAGAAACTGCTTGGCGGTGACAAAGCGGGCCGGATCCCCCTTGTAGGCTTCGGGTCCCTTCCAGCCAGCGCGCCGCGCTCTCGCGACGAGTTCTTCGTCGTCGCCGTCTTGCTGACCGTCCCGGTCATCAGTCTGCGTGTCGGACATCGGCTACTCTTCGTCCCCTTGGAAGATGACCACCGGCGGCAATGGAAGCTCGATGCCCGCGATGCACTTGTCCTGCATCAGCCGGTATAGGCGACCGTCGTTACCTGTGTACTCTTGGCCGCTGTAGCGCTGGAAATAGACCCGGTCGCCTGGCTGCGGCCGCTCGCCCAACCACTTCACCAGACGGTCCGAATTGAATAGGAAGGCCGCCTCACCGACAGCGACCGTAAGCCCGGTCGTCCCCGAAAGGTCCTGCTGCTCTTTGGTGGTGTCGGTGATCACAATGCCGCCCTTTGTCTCGGACATCGCTTGGTCACAAAGGACCAGAACAAAGTCGCCGACTGGCTTGATGCCGCTGTAATTAACGCCATCCCAAACGGCCAGTTCATATTGGCCATGCTTCGTCGATAGAATGCGGTCTTCCATCAGTCCTCTTTCCCGTCCGGATTGAGCTTCGAGATCAGCAGCCGCGCGCTGATGAAGCCGACCTCGATCACCAGATAGGCACCCAGCGGTGATGCGGTCCCGAGCAGTTCAGCTTGGTTCGCGGCGATGTAAGTCGTCTTGTGGAAAACCGGCTTCGCACCCCAATAAAGGTGCAGCCGATTCCACTCGGACATGGGGGCGACATTCTCGGCAAACTTCTCGACCTGAGACTGCCAGTAACCAAGGGCGGTCGATTCGCGGACAAAGAACATCCGCGGCTCTTCTTCGCCCTCAATGCCGTGGCTGGTGAAGGTGATGTACTTGTCCCCGCATGGCGCGCGCTCCATATCGCGGTGCGTCCAGTCGCCGACGATCTCGCCGTTCGAGTCCCGGTATGGCTTTGCGTAGCCGATCTCGTGGTGGACCGTGAACATGGATTCGAGCTTCAGGACGACGGAAGCGATGCTCACTTGGGGGGCTCCAGCCGCGATGTGCCAGGCACCACGGTAAACTCGCCAAGGGGCGTCGGAATGTCCCATCCGATCTCGTACCAGTGGCGACCATCTGGACCACTAGAAAGCTCGACGATCTGCGGCGTTCCGTTTGGTTTCCCCCTACTAGTCACCCAGTAGCAACCATCAGGAAGCTCCGCGATTGCCGCTGCGGCTGCGGCGTACTCGAGTGCCAGCCCGCGCCTTTCCTCGTCTGTAAGCGGTGGAAGAATGGCGCCCGTGTCATACTCGATTCGGCTCCCCGGCGCTTTAATCGGAGGCAGATCGAACTTGTAAGCATCGTCTTCTGTGTCAACCCCAGCAGCCGCAGCAACCTCTTCGGGCGCTGGCCTGACGCCATCCCCGACTGGAACGCCAATAATTCCGCCCTCCTTTTTCCCGGCGGTCATAACCCTCGTCCTTTCCGGTCCGGCGATGGCGCCACGCTGTAGAACTCCCGGATCCGATCGAGCGTCAGGGTCTCAAGCATCTGCGCGCCGAGCAACTGAGCCCGCACCTCGGTCTCGGCACCCAGCGACAACTGGTTGCACATCCAGGCTCCGATAACTTGCCGTTCCCATTCGGCTCGCAGGTCAGGCAGGTATCGCTTGAGGATCAACTCACTGACCGGGTGGTGACGCCATGCCTGCCATTGCTCCGGGGTTAGCTCCTTGAGCAGTTCCGGGGGCTGGGGCGCTTCCGCCGGTATCCCCTCCGGGCTGGGCCTGGGCCGCTGCCGCATCTGATACGGCGGTAAAGGAGTCAAGCTGCAACCTCATTTGCTCAAGGTGTTGCTCTACCCAACCGATTTGCGCGTCATTGTCAAGTTTCCTCGCTTGAGCGAGGTTCAACATCGCCTTGGACGCCTCAGTGATGATGAGCGCCTTGTCGTGCATCTGCCGCAGCATCAGTTCGGCCTGTTCTCTGGCCTGGCGGATGTCCAGTTCGCGACTCTTCAGCGCTACCTTGGGATCCTGGGGCGGCTGCCCAACCAAGTAGGCCTGAGGCTGCGGGATCATGGCCGCCTTGAAAGCCTCCACGATGACCTTGGCGCCGTCTATCCGTGGATCGTCCTTGAACCCAAGCAGGAATTGAGCGCGTCCGAGTCGCTGCATGTCGGTGACCATCTGGGGATCGCTGACGGGCTCGACGCCAGACCCCTTCTCGTAATCCGCCCGGGTGACGTTCTGCCAGTTACCGTCGTGCTGGAAACCCTTCCCGTTGATCGGCAGGTGCAGTCGGTTAAGCCGGTAGAGCTTCTTGAACTCGTACCCGAGCGAGCGGTGCACTCTCTTATAGATGGCGGAAAAGACCTTGAGGCCCTGTTCGATGACCGCCAGGGTGGTAATGCCGGATGTGTTGTCACCCGGCATGTCCCCGACCATGACATCCTTCACCGACGCGACGCGCTCCCCCGCCTCGACCAAGAACGTCAAAAGCTGCATCAAGATCGCGTTCGGCCCAGGAAACGGGATCGGGAACACGTTGTCCCGAATATTGCCGCCCAGGACTTGGACGGGCTTGTACTCGCCCATTGCGAACCGAAGCGCGCCGGTATTGACCGAAAGCCCGCTTCCGATGAAGCCGCCGCCGACGATCTGAAGGTGCCCGGCGTCGAACATCTGGTTAAGCGTGGTGTTCACCGCCTCGTTGATCGGGAACAGCAGATGCCCAAAGCCGATCGAGTAGACATTGCTATTCGGGGACGGGATGAATCGGTACGGCGTGAATATCTCGACCTTCTCGACCTTCCACACCACGTCATCGTCGGTCCACTTGACGCCATCCAACTCGAAGCCGGCGACGATGCGTGCGACCTTGCAGGAGTCCCGCGACACCGTGACGATATACGGCTCCTTGTAGCCATCCCCGTCCAAGTCCCAGCGACGGTGCTGCTGAAGAAAGGTGGTCGGAGCGTCCTCGTCGTCTTGATCATCACCCCCCTCGTCGTCACCGCCCATGGTGTCGTGGCCGTAGTCTTCGTCGAGATAGGCCCCGCTCCGGATTCGCTCTTCGATCTCCCAGGGATACAGTTTGATGATCTCGGTATGCCTCGGGGCGGTCTCGAACGACTTGGCCTTGTAGTTCACGCACAGGTCGATCGCGGAGACCGTCTCGCTCATGTTCCGCTTCAGGTCGTGGTCATAATACGACTTGCGATACATCAGGCCGACAATGGGCAGTACGATAAGGAGCGTATCGGTTTGCGGCTCCCACTCTTCTTGCTCGGTCAGGAGCTGCCAGGACATATGAGAGCCAATCAGGTCGGCTCGGACCTGCTTTTCGCCCGGCTTGATCTTCCAGTATGGACCAACCGGCGAGTCTACCGGCTTTCCGTCCGGATCAAGGACAGGAGTCCCGCTGTCGTCACCAATAACGCTTCCCTTGACGACATTCCTGTCCCTAATAATGGCAGGATAAGCGCGCGCAGCGAACTGTATAGCAGCAGTAGTCATCAAAGGATAGATTATGTTGCTCGCTTCCGGCCAGGGGTAAGTCTTCTGTTGGGCCACCTGAAGCGCGAAGTCCATCCATTTTTTATACTTCTCTTTCCAGTCCGATCGGCTTCTCTCGTCTATGTCATAGTCACGTTTTACCCGCTGGGCGAGCGTTTCGAGTACGTCCTCGACTTCGGGATCGTCCGCGATGTTCTTCATGGCGACCCAGCGAGCCAACAGACGCCCGTGCTCGCCATGGTCATCGGCCCGCGCGGCCTTCGCCAAAACGTCGATTGGAGGCAAACCCCCGCTCAAGGCGGAGATCGAGCTGGGTGGAATTGGCGTGGCGGGAGAGGGGACGGGCGGGGCAAGCGTCGCACTCATCGGAAATTCCTTGGCATCGGCTGCAACCCAAACCCGCCGCCAGCGCTGGAATTAAGCATCTCGGTCGGGCCGTCCTCGTCGATTTGCAACGAGAACCGAGCAAAACCGCGAATCTTAACACGGTCAGAGTCGAAGCTATCGTAGCGTTCAGCGGTCGGCAGGACTCGAACAACCCGTCGTTTCCCTGGGAAAATGCCCCGAAAGAACTTTTCCGCCAGCGCCGCCGCCTTTTCTGTGGTCGGGGCCGTCGTTCGAATCTGGACGTGAAACCACCCATCCACGCCGCTAGTAATCAGACAAGAAACTTCAGATTCAACGTCCGCCATGGGAGCGCTCCTAAATCAGCGATTCCTCTCTATCACAGACGACGCTTCCTGCGAGGCTTGCGAAGGACCGGATTGCCGTAGCGTTTCGGCGGATGCCGGCTGGGACCGGATGGGCCGTAGCGCTGGATACCGACCGATGCAGCCAGGAACGGAAGCTCGTGCTTATAACGACCCCGATACTCGCCGGCGAACACCGCAATCTCGTTGCGCTCAATCTCAGCAACCTTTTCGATCGTCCGCTTAGCGCCGTAGCCATTCCGCAGCGCCCAGGCCAAATGATCCTGGAAAGCGGCGGCTGCCACCTTAATGTTGTTGTTTGCGATGGCCCATCGCAATTCCTTGGGGTAGCGATCGAAGCGACGAAAGTCAGTAGCCGCGTCTTCCCGGGTAACGTCGGCCGTGGCCGCATTCAGAAGACGGAAGGCCGAGCTGCTCAACCCCTCGTCCGCTCCATGACATCAAGCCAAGCTCGTCCCAGCATCCCGCCCAATTCGAGCACCTTAACGTCCCCGGTAATCATGGTGCGCCATGCGTTGCCTGTCAGGATTGGCAGCATTACCAGAGCCACCACTAGACCGCTTTCCACGTCGGCACGAACCTCGTCCAGCATGGCCAGAATGGCTTCCTTGTGCGGAGCCTCGGCCTTCTTGAAGGCGACGATCTCGTTCACGAATGAGCACTCCGGTCCCGGAACTCACCGCACCAGCCGTCCGCCTGCACGGGTGGGTAACAGGCGAACGACTTGATCTCGAACCCCTGGCGCGGCCCCTGCGGCGTAGGGACCATCGTCGGCGTCTGTAGCATCGTAACCTGGGGCGGATTGCGGCGGCATACCAAGTCCCCGCGCTCTTTCACGCCATAGTAGCACTCCGCACAGACGCGCTCGCTGGTCTTGAACGCATTTGCGGCGCGCGTCGGGATTAGGTTGGCGGGTAAAATGATCGAATCTTCTTCCATGGCTTCCCTCTCTCAGTAGCCCGTGGACGCAGCGCGGCCGGTGCCGCGGCTCTGGTCCTCCATCTGCCCTCGATTGTTCCGTGGCGCAATAAGTCCGTGACCAAAAAAGCGGGTGCCCCCGTATGAGAGGGCGTCCGCTGGGTTCGAGTAGGGGTTCTTGTCCGGCTCCGATGTGTACCGCTCACCGCTGATGCGCAGCCGGCGATAGTGATAGCCTCCCAGCATGGCCCGACGAAGCTGAGAGCACCGCGGATGCAGGACGAACTGCGGGCGACCATCGACCAGGGTCCGAAGCGGCTTGCGGACTGATTCCAGTCTGATCGAGAGCGTCTGGATCGCCGGCTCGATCGGAATACCCTTCCCCTGGATGATCTGGAAATAGGTACGCATGTCGGTCGGGTTCTTCGACATGCCGGCTGGATCGCCCACGTCCCAGAAATCGAACTTCGACTCTGGGTAATAACGCGCCGAGTGCTCGATCACATCGTCCGAGAAGGCATCAGCGCCCATCGACGTGCCGACCAGCTCGTCAAAGACGATCCACTGGCCGCGCGGGGTGATTTGGCTCCAAACGCAGGCTGGATTGAGCCCGGTGCAGTCCCAACTGCGCAAAATCGGCTGACTTGCGACCGGTCGCGGCCACCTTTCCTTGTCGGCTGGACAATGCAAAGCGTCGTTGTACTCCGGCCAAACCGGCTTTCCATCGACGATGAAGCCATAGTCCCCGTGGATGTAGACTTTCACCCAATCTGGCGATTTTCCGATAGCCATGCGCTCGTAATAGGCGTCTGGCAGGTTTTTTCGGTTCTCTGCGTGCGGCGACAGACCAGACGGCTGCCGGAACAGCTTGCGATACGTGTCAACCGTCAGTCCCGGGGTGATTTTGGCAAGCGCCGCGACCGCGTCGGTGTGATCGTCTTCCTCAAAAAACTTGTAGAACTTGGAATCTACGTCCGGCGGGTTCGTATCCATCCACAGCCCGGACCAAAAACGGCCGCAATCCTCCTTGCGAGGGAACCGGCCGAGGCGACCCTGCAAAGCGTCGATGATACCCCACGGGACCTCGCGCGCTTCGTTGACCCAGGCGTTCGTAACCTCCATTGAGAGCAAGTCGGACACCTGGTCCTCTCGATCGAGCGCTCGGAACATGACCTCGATATGAGCGTTTTGGTTGTCGTTCTCGTGCCTGAGCGCCCGGATCGTATAATTGTGCTTCGAGGGAACCCAATCGCCAAACTGAACTGGCGGGAACCACGTGAGGAACGTCTTCTCGGTCGTGTCTTCGAGCTGCTTTGCCGTGTTCCTAACGACCACAGTCCGGCTTCGGCGCACACCATCGCCGCATGGTGGCATTTCGACGCCACGGCGCCCTGTCTCGACCACACAGCCTGAAGATTTTCCCGATCCGAACGGCCCCATCAGCCCGCGAATGAAGGCGTCCGAGTCAAAAAACGCCTGGATCGTCGGCATGTCCCGGCATGAATAGACGGCCACGCTGGGATCCTGCCGAAATTAGCCTTTTGCGGGCATGCGGTGGGCGTGGGAGTGGCCCTCGTGATGCGCCTGCCCGATGCCGGGGAACTTACGATGCACTGCGGCGCGGACCTTCGACTTCACTTCTGGCGAACCGTGCTGGCTGACGCGGGCCAAGGCATTCCTGGCGTGGGAGGCGTCCTCGATCGGGTAGCTACGGTCTGGCCCGGCGAAGTCCTTGGACGGGATATTCTTGCGTTCTTTGGTGGTGAGCTTGGCCATCTTAACCCCTCCGAGCGCCGCTGGCGCGTTTCCGGTGGTGATCGGCATCAGGGCGTCTCGCGGCGCCTGTCAGGCGGCGGACGGCGGTCTGTGAAGCGCTTAGTGTCGAAGCCGCCCTTCACCGAGTTAACAAACGCTTCCTCCTGACGCATCGCCTCGCGTACCGCTTCGGACGTGACGCCGAGCTGCGTATCGCACCGCTGCTTGATCGTCATCGAAACGGGCGCAGCGGCGTCGAGGTTCCAGTCGCCGTCGTCGCCGGCGTCTTTCGGCTTCCTGGCCATGCTTACCTCGGGTGCTGCTCGCCCTGTTGGGCGATCGACAGGGCGTTCATAAGCTGGGCGATCTGCTGCTTGTCCTGCTGCTCACCGGCCATGAGGGACTTCACGTTCTCGGTCAGGGCGGCGTTCTGAGCCTTCTGGCCGGCCAGTTCGACGGTCAGGTTCGCGATCTGCTGGTGGGCCAGGGCGACCTCATCGTTGGCGGCTTTGGCTTGAGCCTGCGCCGCAGCGACCTGACTGGGCATCGTAACGGCGTCATGGGCGGTTTGCGTCTTCTGGGCTACGAGGCTTTGTGCCCACTTCATCGCAATGGGCTGTGGCATCGCGAACTCGCCGATCGCGACCTTCACCAGGCCGTTTTCAAGAGACGCGATGTCAGTTCCGGTGATCGAGCGGATACGGTCGTTCAGATGGACGAAAGCGACAACACCGCCCT